TAGTCGAGACAGTAAAAGTTGTTCTTGCAACAAAACTAAATAATAGGAGATTAATATGTTTCAACTATCTCAAAGAAGTTTAGGAAAAATGAATGGCATTAAGAATGAATTACATTCTGTTGTTTGCACGGCCATTAAGGTGAGCAAAATCGACTTTGGAGTGATTTGTGGCCTCCGTTCGCTCTCCGAGCAAAAATCCCTTTTAGAGAAGGGCGCAACGCAGACCATGAAATCGAAACATTTGGATGGTGCTGCCGTCGACCTTATGGCCTATATTGGTTCGAGGGGATCGTGGGAGTTGAATCTTTATGATGACATTGCGGATGCCATGAAGGAATCAGCTATTCAGAATGGAGTTGGGATTCGTTGGGGCGCGGCATGGAACATCCCAGATATTAGAGAGTGGGAAGGAACAATGGAACAAGCCATGAACCATTATATTGATGAACGGCGTTCTCAAAAACGCCGCCCCTTCATTGATGGACCTCATTTTGAATTGTCTGTATATTAATCTGGAGTGAACTATGAGTTATGTACTTGGTCAAATTGTAAATAATCAAATTTATACCAAAAATGGTTTCCAACCATTGCCAAGTATAGGGCAACCTACAGGTGGCATTGGGGGTCTTTTTGATCCCGGACAACAAAACATGGGATTTAACCCAAGAATGCTTGATCCTTTAACAGAATCCATATCTCGATTTTATGGTCAACAAAAGATGGAACCATTTAGGGAAGAACTAATAGGTTTAATTTCTCAAACCTTCCCCGAGTATTCCAAGGGAGGGGGTTTCGTAGGAAGTCTAGGGAATATGGGCAACCCAATACAACCTTATGGTGGGGCAACTCCTTTAGGAGCAAATATTGATGGAATTGCAAATAACAATCCTTTTGGTAATCCTTATGAAGGGGGGATAACAGGTTTTAAGAACATGGATAGCAACGTTGCAAGTATAGGTTCTTTCATGCAAAATCAACTTAATTCTATCTTTGGAAGTTAAGTTTTATGAATAAGAAAACTCCGGCATGGCAACGTAAAGAAGGAAAATCTCCATCTGGGGGGTTGAATGCTAAAGGACGCAAATCATATAAGAAGGGTAAGTTAAAACCTCCTGCTCCTAATCCTAAAACTAAGGAAGCAAAAGGTAGGAAAAAATCTTTTTGTGCAAGAATGAAGGGAATGAAGAAAAAATTAACGAGTGCTAAAACAGCAAAGGATCCAAATTCAAGGATTAACAAATCATTAAGAAAGTGGAAGTGTTAAAATGTTATCAAAAAAACAAAAGAAAATAGCCAAAGTAGCAGCACCTAAAACCAAGATTACAGGTGAAGATTTCAAAAAAATGAAGAAACCAAAGGGGAAAAAATAATGTCACTTTATAAAAACATTCATGCAAAGAGAAAAAGAATAGCAGCAGGTAGTGGAGAGAAAATGAGAAAGCCCGGTACGAAAGGCGCACCAACGGCATCTAATTTTAAAAGAGCTGCTAAAACAGCAAAGAAAAAGTGATATGTGGCTCCCTATAATATTGGTATGTGCAGCACCTTATGTGCAATCTTGCAATGTTATAACAGGCTTAGAGTTATTAACCAGTAAAGAAGAATGTTTTATTGAAGCAGGAGAAAAAGCTCGTATCTTGTTGCAGAGTCCTGTTATTTACCAAGCAAAACCAGCTTGCCAAATCATCCCAGAAAAGATAAAAGAAAATAAACTTGATACATAGTTGAGGGATGGATGAATGGATGTTGTTGACTTCTCGAAATATTTATATAATAAGTTAAGAGAGAGAGAAGAAAATTTATCATCTGCTCTTGCTCACGGCTCAGTAAAGAGTTGGGAGGAATATAAAATGACAGTTGGAGAGATACGGGGCCTCTCTTTAGCTAGAGAAGAAATCAAGGCCCTGCTGGAGAATAACGCAGATTATGACGAAGACACTTTACGTTCCTGATCATGTTGCGCAGAAAATAAAAAAAGATAAAGAGGACACTAGTAGTACTTTATCTTCTGTTAAGAGTGCATATGTCGAAAATAACCAAAGGGTTTTAGACCCTTCTCTTCTCAAAAAATCATTACTAGAAAGATTACCACAGCCAACAGGTTGGAGAGTTTTGGTTATGCCCTATCAAGGAAAAGGGCAAACTGCTGGTGGAGTTTATGTTCCTGATGAAGTTAGGGATAGAGAGTCAGTTGCAACTGTTGTTGCTTACGTATTAAAAATAGGTCCATTAGCGTACAAAGACCCTAAAAAGTTTGGAGAATTTAAACCTTGGTGTGAAGAAGGACAATGGGTTTGCATTGGACGGTATTCTGGATCTAGGTTTAAGATTGATGGTGGAGAAGTTCGTGTCATTAATGATGACGAAGTTATCGCCACCATATTAGAACCAGATGATGTTATAAGCGTGTAGAGGTAATCATGGCAGAAGAAGAAGAAAAAGAAGAAATTGTTGTAGAAGAAGTTCAAGAAGAAAAAGAAGAGACTAAACAAGAAGCATCTTCAGAAAAACCAGAAGAGCAAGAGCAGGAAACGCAAGCAGAAGCTCCTAAAGGGAATGAAGATGAATTGGAATCTTATAGCAAGAATGTTCAGTCTCGTATAAAAAAATTAACGGAAAAGTACCGTCAAGAAGAACGTGATAAACTAGAAGCTGTTAATTTTTCTCAAAAACTTCTTGAAGAAAATAAAAAACTTCAAGGGAGAGTTAAAGCTTTAGATACAGGATATGTATCCGAGTATGGTACTAGATTGCAAGCTCAAACGGAACAAGCCAAACGTATGTATAAAGAAGCGTTTGAAGCAGGTGATGCAGATAAAATGGCTGATGCTCAACAACATTTAGCAAGCATTGCGGTAGAACAACAAAAATACAACACAGCTAAAGTTAGGGTAGAACAACAGGCTAAACCTCAACAACAGGTTCAACCTCAACAACAGGTTCAACCTCAACAACAAGCACCTGATCCTCGTGCAAAAAAATGGGCAGGAGAGAATGAATGGTTTGGAGAAGACAAGATAATGACTACCGCTGCTTTTACCATTCACAATGAACTTGTTGGAGAAGGATTTGACACAAAGACAGAAGAGTATTATGATGCTCTTAATAGTCGCATGAGGACTGAGTTTCCTCATAAGTTTAAAGTGGCTAAAAAAACGAGTGGAACAAACCAGGTCGCTTCTGCTGGCAGTTCAGCATCTCGCAATAATAAACAGGGGCGTAGGACGGTCAAGCTATCACCTTCTCAAGTTGCGATAGCTAAAAAGCTTGGCGTACCTTTAGAAGAATACGCTAAACATGTGAAGGAGTAGACATGACCACTAGAACAGAAAGAAAAGATGAGTCACGAGTAAAAGAAACTCGCAGAAAACCTTGGGCACCTCCAAGTCATCTTGAAGCACCTGATCCTCCACAAGGATTTGTGCATAGATGGATAAGAGTCGCAATGCGTGGTGAAGAGGACAAAGTTAATGTCCACACTAAACTACGTGAAGGATGGGAACCTGTTCGAGCCGATGAATATCCAAACTATGAAGCACCCGTTATTGATACAGGTAAGTATGAGGGGATCATAGGACAAGGTGGTTTGATGTTGTGTCGTATACCTGAAGAAACAGCTCGGGAAAGAAACGAGTATTACGGGGGCCGGACCCGCGAAGCGATGAAAGCTGTAGATTCTGATCTAATGAAGGAACAACATCCTTCAATGCCGATTCAAAACAGTCGGCAAAGTCGTGTAACTTTTGGGGGTCAAAAAAGCGACTCCTAAACAATTTTAAAAAGGAGACTATCCGATGGCAAATACCAATGTTGCTTTTGGGCTACGTCCAATTGGTAAATTAGGACAAAGCACAAATACTACTGGTATGTCTGGTTACACACTCTACGAGATCGCAAGTGGAAACTCTAATGTAATTTATCAAGGATCTCCCGTTATTCCTCTATCTACAGGTTATATTGACATTGTAGGTGCGGCTGCGGGTGGAACTGTTGGATTACTAGGATCTTTTGCGGGTTGTGAGTATGTATCTTCGACAACTGGTAAAACTATTTTTTCTAACTACTGGCCAGGATCAGGGGCTGATTCAAATCACCCTGTAAAAGCTTTTGTTAATGATGATCCAATGCAGTTATATACAATTGCGTCAGACGCATCTTTGACAAGTAAAGCTACTGCTTTGGCACACCGATTTGCAAACGCTAACTTTGCTACGGGTACTTCTGGTTCGACAACCACTGGTATCTCAAGTGCTAAACTAGCGGTAAGCACAGTAGCTACCACTGCAAACTTAAATTTACGCATTATGGGTTGGCAAGATGATCCAGAGAATGCTGATTTTAGTGCAGCCGGTATCCCTTTAATTGTTCGTTTAAACAACCACTTCAATTCACCAAATGGTGCTATTGCTGGTGGAACTGTTTCAACGACTGGCGTATAGGAGGTTAAGACATGGCTATATCTAGAGCGCAATTAGCTAAAGAGCTAGAACCCGGTCTTAATGCCCTATTTGGCATGGAGTATGATCGGTATGAGAACCAACATTCTGAAATCTATACAACAGAATCTTCTGATCGAGCATTTGAAGAAGAAGTAATGTTGTCAGGTTTTGGAGCCGCACCAACCAAATCAGAAGGTTCAGCGGTAAACTTTGACGATGCCAACGAAGCATATACGGCTCGTTACAATCACGAGACAATTGCTCTCGCTTTTTCTATTACGGAAGAAGCAGTGGAAGACAATCTTTATGATCGTCTTGGATCTCGTTACACTCGTGCGTTGGCTCGTTCCATGGCACACACAAAGCAAGTAAAGGCAGCAGCTGTTTTAAATGATGCTTTTACCTCAACTGTTACTGGTGGTGATGGTAAAGAACTTTGTGCAACAGACCATCCATTAACAAATGGTGGAACGTTAAGAAACGAACCTTCAACTTCGGCAGACCTTAACGAGACTTCTCTTGAGAACGCTCTCATTGACATTTCTGGTTTTACGGATGAAAGAGGTTTGAAAGTTGCACTTCGTGGAATGAAGCTAATTATCCCTCGACAACTACAATTTGTTGCAGAGAGATTGATGGCTACTAACCTAAGACCAGGTACAGCTGACAATGACGTAAATGCAGTTCGTTCTATGGGGATGCTACCACAAGGGTACTCTGTCAATGACTTCTTGACAGATACTGATGCATTCTTTGTTATGACGGATGCACCTCGTGGCATGATCCATTTTGAAAGACTCTCTCTTTCGACAGGAATGGAAGCTGACTTTGACACGGGTAACATGCGTTATAAGGCTAGAGAAAGATACAGCTTTGGGTATTCTGACCCTCGTTGTGTTTTTGGTTCCCCTGGAGCTTAATCTATGTTAAAAGGAAATATGAAGACATAATCGTTTTCATTATTTCCTCCCTAAGTTGAGAGGGGTGTCGAAAGACACCCCTTTCTTTTTATATAAAGATAGCGTATAGTAAATCATCCTTGACAGTCGCATGGTGCGACTGACTTAACCCCGACAGGAGATTATTATGGGTAATTCTACATTTAGCGGTCCAATACGATCGGAAAATGGCTTTCAAGTCATTTCTAAAAATTCTACAACAGGTGCAATCACAACAGTAGCAAATACAGCTTCAACTGGAATTGTTACTAACAAGTATGTAAAGCACGTTGGTTTTGCTACTGGTGTTACTGTTAACACAACTGCGGGAGACAGTCCTGCTATTGGAGAGTTTACACAACCGGCAAACACAATTATAACTGACATTAAAATATTTTGTGACGTTTCCCCGGTTATTGGGACAGGAGACATTGGGTATGAAGTAGGTACGTCTTCTTCTGGCGCACAAATTGTTGCGGCTCAGACTGATGAAATTCTTGATGGCGGTACGACCGTTGTTGCTCACAATGTAACTGTGACCAGTTTGGTTCTTCAAACACAGGATGGCACAACAGCCCCCGCTTCTGTTCAGTATACAGACACAGAAAGAACTATCTACTGCAACATTACAAACACAGTTGATGCAACAACAGCAGGATCGTTCACATTCATTATTGAGTATGTTCAAATTGCGTAAATAATCTATAGGAGAATAACATGGCTGATGCAGTTGCAAGTCAAACAATCCTAGATGGTCCTAACAAGGTTGTAATGAAGTTTACTAATGTTAGTGATGGCACTGGAGAAAGTGCTGTTACTAAAGTTGATGTTAGTGGATTGAGTGCAGGCACAGACGGAGCTACTTGTACTGGAGTTGCGATTGAGCAAATTTGGTGGCAATGTACTGGAATGAAAGTAAGTATTTTATTTGATGCTACTTCTGACGTTTTAGCCATACAACTTGGTGAGAATCAAAGTGGGTACCATGACTATAGAAGTTTTGGTGGTTTAACAAATAATGCAGGTAGTGGTAAAACTGGAGATATTAACTTTACAACAGTTGGTGATGATAATAACGATACATATGTTATTATTTTAGCTATGCGTAAAAACTATGGCTGATCAATGTCAAAAGAAATCATAACTGGATTAGTTGTAACTTGTAGTTTTGGTGCGTTAGCTTGGATGGTGTCTACTCTTATTTCTGTAGATAAAAGAACAGAAGTAATGGCTGTCCAAGTTAGCGCAAATCACGATATGTTAAAACCTCTTTGGGAAGATTTTATAAAAAGAGCAAACGTACAAGTTTCGAGTTTGGAAGAAAAATGAATTGGGTAATTAATAAAGTGAAATCAATAATTCTTTTAGTAAGTGACATATTAAATCAACTAGCTATGTCTATTCCAACCTTACCAAAGAAAAAAGAAAAAGATGATGAGCCTAACTATTTAGGCGGGGGGGCTACTACAGAAACTCCTCAGTCATTTCACGTAGACAGAACTCAAAAAAAAGGAGATAAAGATGCCTAATGTTGCAGGAAAGAAATTTCCATACACACCTCAAGGAATGAAAGCAGCGAAGATGGCTGCTATGGGTAAAGACCCTAAAAGTATGTCTTTAGAAACAACTAAGAAGACATTAGGGTTTAAAAAAGGTGGTTGTGTAAAAACTAAAACAAATCAAAAACCGTATATGGGTTAAACCATGGCTACTTCCAGTTCTTACGATTTCAGCCTTGATGTAGGAGAAATAATAGAAGAAGCTTATGAACGTTGTGGCATAGAAGTTAGAACCGGGTATGATGCTAGAACGGCTCGTAGATCTTTGAATATTATGTTTGCTGAATGGGCTAATAGAGGTTTAAATCTATGGACAGTAAAGCAAGCTACTCAAACTTTGACGCAAGGAACTTCTGCTTACACTTTGACTTCTGATAAAGTAGTAGATGTATTAGAAGTAAGTCTTAGAAGAAGTAGTACTGATTACGAAGTTAAAAGGATTAGTAGAGGAGAGTATTCCACTCTTCCAAATAAAACTACGCAAGGTAGACCTAGCCAGTTTTATTTTGATAGACAGATTGCTCCTATTATTAATTTATGGGCTGTTCCCGAAAACTCAACTGATCAGTTGATTTATTATTATGTTCAAAGAATAGAAGACGCTGATTCTCTTGTTAATACAACAGATACTCCTTTTCGTTTTTATCCTTGTATGGTAGCAGGTTTGGCATATTATATAGCTATGAAAAGGGCACCGGAACGTCTTCAACTGTTGAAGAGTGTTTATGAGGAAGAGTTTCAAAGGGCAAGTGATGAGGACGAAGGAAGAACTCCTTTAAAGTTACAACCTAGTTTAGAATATTTGAGGGTATAATGTCTTATGCTAGTGGTAAAAAATCTTGGGGAATATCAGATAGATCGGGTAGAAGGTACCGACTAAAAGATATGAAAAAAGAATGGACAGGTTCTCTTGTTGGGCCAGATGAGTTTGAATCCAAACACCCACAACTTTTTCCCACAAGATCCTCTTCAGATCCACAAGCTTTAAGGAATGCAAGACCAGATAGATCGGAAACTTTAAAGGTTTTTGTAAATAAGGATACTGTAGAAACTCCAAAACCAACTTTAATACGAGGGGTTTCTAAAGTAGGAGAGGTTACGGTGACTACAACATGAGTTTTACTCTTGCTACATTAAAAAGTGCTATTCAAGATTATACACAAAATGATGAAACTAATTTTGTTTCTAACTTAAATTTGTTTATTCGTCTTGCTGAAGAAAAGATTTTTAAAGCCGTCCAGTTAAATTATTTTAGAAAAAATACTTCGGGTTCTACTACTTCTGGAAATAAGTACTTAGCATGTCCTTCTGACTTTATTGCTCCATATGCTTTAAGCTTAACAAATAGTAGTAGTGAAGAGTTTTTATTATTTAAAGATTCAGATTATATACAGACGTACACTCCCAACCCTGCCACTACTGGTGTTCCAAAATACTATGCACAATTTGATGTAGACAATTTTATTTTAGCACCAACCCCTAATGCTAATTTTACTATTAGTTTAAGTTATTTCTATAGACCTAATAGTTTAACGGCAGGTTCTGATAGTGGAACAACCTGGATAAGTCAAAATGCAGAAGTCGCTTTGTTATATGGTTCGTTGGTAGAAGCTTATACATACATGAAGGGTGAGCAAGATATACTGTCTTTATACGTTAATAAGTTTAACGAAGCTTTAATTACTGTTAAAAAGTTAGGTGAATCGACTGAGGTTTCTGATAACTATAGAGCCGGACAAATTATAAGGGAGAAGACATGATTACTGATGCACTATCCATGCCAAAAGATTTTTCTGTAGGAGTAAAGACTATAGATGATAGGGGATTTACCCCTGAAGAAGTTGCTGAAAGATGCGTGGATAAAATTATATCTATATCAGATACGGCACATCCAGCAATTCAACAACAAGCCAGAGAATATAGAAATAGTTTAGAAAAACTTATTTCTCATTATATGAAAGAAGCTATTAAAAGTGATAGGACTACTGTATATAATGCTATTAAAGATTCTGGTAATATAAAATTAGCAGAATATATAAGGAGATTGTAATGGCTTTTACAGGAAATTTTTTATGTACTTCCTTTAAAGTAGAACTGTTAAAAGGAGTTCATAATTTTACGAACAGTTCTGGTAACACTTTTAGATTAGCCCTATACACGAATAGTGCTAGTTTTACAGCAGCTACAACAGCTTACACGGCTACTAACGAGGTAGCGGGGGGATCTACTGGTATAACGGCTAAAGGAAACGCCTTGACTAACGTTACGCCTACGTCTTCTGGAACTACGGCTTTAGTAGATTTTTCTGATGAGACTTTTTCAAGTGTTACAGTATCTGGAGTACGAGGTGCTTTGATCCACAACGATTCGGCATCAGGAGATCCGGCTGTTGCTGTTTTAGATTTTGGTGCAGATAAAGCAGCGAGTAGTGGAGATTTTACTGTAGTTTTTCCAACGGCAGATGCGAGTAATGCGATTATAAGGATTGCGTAATGGCTCTCGTTATAAAGGATAGAGTCAAGGAAACAACCACGACAACGGGAACCGGGGCGATAACGCTTGCAGGGGCACCTACGAATTTCCAAACGTTTACTTCTGTTCTTTCTAATGCTGATACAACTTTCTATGCTATTATTGATGACACTAATGGTGAGTTTGAAGTAGGCATAGGTACTTTTGCTTCTAGTGGAACTACGTTAACTCGAACAACTGTTTTAGAAAGTTCTAATTCTGGAAGTGCTGTGAATTTAGGTTCAGGTGTCAAACAGGTCTTTATGACCTACCCCGCAGAAAAATCTGTTTTTCTTGATGCAAGCAACCAACTTGTAATTAATGGTAGTGCAGTCACAAGTAGTGTTAGTGAATTAAATATTATAGATGGCGGCACATCAGCTACTTCTACGACTGTAGCAGATGCAGACAGGGTTGTCCTTAACGACAATGGTACAATGGTACAAGTTGCTGTTACTGATTTAGCAGCGTACTTTGACGATGAAATAACGGCAATGCCTAACTTAGTTACAACTGCTGCAACGACAGTGGGGGCGTTAAACTCTGGTAGCATTACGTCAGGCTTTGGGTCTATAGATAATGGATCTTCTGCTATTACTACAACAGGTACAATAACCTATGGATCTTTAAGTGATGGTAGTATTACCATTACGGCATTTGTAGATGAAGATAATATGTCTTCCAACAGTGCAACTCTTATACCTACACAACAGTCTGTTAAAGCCTATGTAGACAGTCAAGTGACTGCACAAGATTTAGATGCTACGACTGACAGTGGTACGATTGATATTGATTTAGATAGCGAAACACTGACAATAGCAGGGGGAGAGGGAATAGATACTTCTGCTTCAGGTACGACAATTACGATTACTGGTCAAGAAGCTTCGACAAGCAATAAAGGTGTAGCATCCTTTAGCAGTACATTCTTTAGTGTATCAAGTGGTGTAGTTAGTTTAAATGCCGCCCAAACAGGTATTACATCTTTATTAGCTACTGATATTAAGATTGGTGAAGATGATCAAACAAAGATAGACTTTGAAACAGCAAATACAATTAACTTTTATGCTGGCAATGAAAAACAATTAATCTTAACAGATGGTGCGTTAACTCCCGGTAGTAATGCTATTGTTGATTTGGGAACTGATGATTTAGAATTTAAAGATGCTTATTTTGACGGCACAGTAGAAGCAGATGCTATTACTATTGGTGGAACAGCACTATCTTCAGTTATTTCAGGTACTACTGTAGATCTTGCTACAAGTATTACAGTAAGTGCTAATAATAGTGCGAATGAAACAGTTTATCCTTTGTTTGTTGATGGTGCAACAGGAACACAAGGTGCAGAAACAGATACTGGATTAACGTATAATCCTTCTAGTGGTATGCTTACATCTACTGGTTTTACGGGTGCATTAACAGGCAATGCAAGTACATCTACTCTTGCATCTACAACAACTGTTACAGATAGTACAGCCAATACAAATTTTCCTGTAGTGTTTCACGATGAAAGCAATGCTTTACTAGATGACACTGGGGCTTTTCATTACAATCCAAGTACAGGTCTGATCACTGCTACTGGGCTAACCCTATCGGGGGATTTGATAGTTCAAGGAGATACAGTAACAATAAACACTGCAACTCTTTCTGTAGAAGATCCTTTAATTATTTTAGCAAAGGCTAATAATTCTAGTGATTCTGTAGATATAGGATTCTATGGTTTATATGATACTTCAGGATCTCAAGACCTCTATTCAGGATTATTTAGAGATGCTAGTGATTCTGGTAAATGGAAATTATTTAAAGATAATCAAGCAGCCCCAACAACTACAGTTAATACCAGTGGTACAGGATACGCAGTAGGAACTTTAGTTGCTAATTTAGAAGGTAACGTTACAGGAACATTACAAACAGCAGCACAAACAAATATCACAAGTGTTGGTGCTTTAGATGGCGGAAGTATCACAAGTGGGTTTGGTACTATTGATACTGGTAGTTCTGCTATTACCACAACTGGCTTAATTTCTGGTGGTTCATTAGATATAGATCATGTTCTTATTAATGGTACAACCATTGGTCATACAGACGATACTGACTTAATTACTGTTGCAGATGGTGCTGTTACTATAGCAGGGGATTTAACTTTAAGTGATGGTTCTGATCCAAAGTTAAAGTTAATTGACACAACTAACAGTTCAAGCCCCGCTTACATGGAAATGTGGTCAGGCGATAGTTATTCTCAACTTGAGTATAATAATTTTCTTAGTATTATTCGTAGAGGAACTAGTGATTTTAGTAATATAGTCGCTTTTCAGAATGACTCTATTAATATGTGGGCGCAAACTGCATTTAGCTCACACGTAAATCTTTATGAAAATTCACAACTTAGATGGCTGTCTAATACTGATCTAGCTAATCCAGGTGATATAAGAGCATCAATTACTTCTAGTAGTTCTGGTGAATTAGACCTTGTATCTGATTCTATTATTCTTGGTAAGAATGGAAATACAGATGTTGTATTAACATTTAATGCTCATAGCGCAGATGGTGTTATTACTTGGATGGAAGACGAGGATTACTTTCAGTTTTCTGATGATGTTTTATTAAGTACTACAGAAAAGTTACATTTTCGTGATATAGCAATTTATATTAATTCTAGTGCTGATGGACAACTAGATTTAGTAGCAGATACTGAAATACAAGTAGCTGCAACAACAGTTGATATTAATGGCAATGTAGATATTAGTGGTACAACAACACAAACAGGTGTATCAACATCAGCAGCAAAAGATGTGTTTAATGCAGGTATGTCTGTAAAGAATGGATCTAGTGGTCCGGGTTTTATAGAGTTCTATGAAGATTCAGATCATGGTACCAATTATGTTATAGTACAAGCAAACGCTACTGATCAAAGTTATTCTGGAAATAAAACATTAACTTTACCAAGTGTAACAGGTACAATAGCAACAACAGATGACGCTACAGCATTAGCAATAGCATTAGGATAAGATATGGCAAATACATTTAAAGTTAAAACAAACGCAGCCATGCCTGCTTCGGCCGGAACACCATTGACAATATATACTTGTCCAGGAACAGCAACCAACACAAAAGCTGTTGTATTAGGATTGATTCTTTGTAATGTTCATACTTCTCAAGTCACAGTTGATGTACAGTTAGTATCTGATACAAGTGACACAGAAACAAATGAGACTGTTAAATTACTTAGTGATGTACCTATTCCTGTAGGTAGTTCTTTAGAAGTATTATCAGGTAATAAAGTTGTTATGCAAGGCACAGATGTAATGAAGATAGACTGTTCTGTAGCTGCTAAAATAGATGCAACCTTGAGTATTATGGAGATTACTTAATGCCTTATCTTGGTTTAAGTGCTAGAAATGATGTAAGGATTACCACGATTGGTAGTGCCAATCTAGATGGATCTGTTGTTGTAAACGAGAGTAGTGCTGATAAAGACTTTAGAGTAGAGTCTGATGGCAATACTCACATGCTCTTTGTCAATGGTGGAAATAACTGCGTTGGTATTGGCAATGCAAGTCCTACCCATGCCTTAGATATAAAAGCAGGTACAAACATACTTCCTCTTAGGATAGGATTAACGAGTGATAACTATGGCTATACGACTTTTCAAAACTCATCGAGTGATGTAGGCTATATAGGTCTGGGTGGTGGTGCTGCTGTAGGAAATGGTAATGCTAGTACTTTTGCTATTAGAGGGCAATCTGAATTACGTTTTGCAACTGGTGGAAATAATGAAGCATTGCTTTTAGATACAAGTCAAAATGCTACTTTTGCAGGTAATGCCACTTTAGCAGATGATAAAAACTTTTCTTTTGGTGATGGCACAACTTATATACAAGGCTCTGGAGCTAACGATAGAATTAAGTTTATTGTTACTAATGAAATGATGCGTCTTACAACAACTGGCTTGGGGATTGGAGATAATAACCCTTCTTACAGACTAACTGTGGCAGTGGATGCTGACACTTGGGCATCTCGCATTTACAATACAGGCTCTGATGCCAATGCTTCAGGATTGCTTGTGCGTACAGATGCCACCGCAGCACATGATGCCCTTGCTTTTGGAGTATACGCTGATAGCGGTTACAAAATGGTCGTAAGATCAACAGGTAATGTTGGTATTGGGACAAGTTCGCCTGCAGTTCCCCTTCATGTTAATATAGGCTCAGACAACAATGCCTTATATTTACAATCTTCTGACCAATTTTGTAATATAGGGTTAATAGATGGCAGTGGTTCTGGAAAAATTATTATGGACAGTGGTAAATTATTGTTTACGACTGGTGGTGATAGCTCTACAAGTTTTACAAATTCATCTACTAGATTAACTATTGATACATCTGGTAATTTATTAGTAGCTAAAGGTAGTTCTAATGGTGCTACCACTGGTTTTGAAGCTAGAACAACTGGACAAGTAATGGCAACTATGGCTTCATCAACTAATGAAGCTGTTATGTATATTACTCAAGATGGTGCAGGTGGAAATAATGATGATGACCAAGGGTTAGTTATTGTTGTTGAAGGTACAAATGCAGTTTCTGGGTCAGGTAATGTATTAAGATGTGGTTCTACTAATGCGACACAAGGAGCTTTAGGCGATATATTATGTGTTAAGAATAATGGTAGGGTAGGTATTGGGACAGGCGCTCCTGATACAATTCTTCATTTAGAATCTGGTACAGGACCACAGCTTAAACTAGAATGTTCTGACGCAAGCTTAACAAGTGACCAACTTGTCGGTATGTTGCAATGGAAAGCTATTGATGCTTCTGGTGTTGGAGCTACTGAAGTTGCAGAAATTGCAGTGCGTTCTGGTAGTAGTGTTGGTGGTGCTTACTATATGGCTTTTACAGTATCTGGTAGTGCTAATGGTGCTAACTTTGAAGCAGGTAGATTTACAGATGCAGGTGTATTTTGTGTAGGTAATACTGAAGCTGTAAGCACAGGTGCAAATAATGTTCATGGATTTGCAGTACATCAAACTGGTACAACTGCTATTCAAACTGATGATGGTGAGGACAGTGGTCCTTGTTTATTATTAGGTAGAGTAAATCATGATGACGGAGATGCAATAGTTCGTTTTAGTACAAATGGAAATTCAAAAGGAAACATTACAGAGTCTGGTGGAACTGTTAGTTACAATGCTTTTATGGGTTCTCACATTACACAAGCAGTACCATCTGACACTTTAGAAGGAAGTGTTATAGAAACAACAGGAGTTTTAATAGATAGTTCTGATGAAGATTACGAAGGATTTGTTGATCAAAATAGGCTACCTAAATGTAAAGTTTCAGATACAGAGGATAGTCCTAATGTCTTTGGTGTTTGGCAAGTAGAAGCTAAAACTGGTGTTCAATACGTTTCTTCATTAGGTGCTTACTTTGTAAGAGTACATTCAGGAGAAACTGTTTCTTTAGGTGACTTGTTATCTTCAAAAGGAGATGGAACGGCTAAAGTTCAATCGGATGATATTATTAGAAGTAAAACTATAGGTAAAGTAACTTCTTTAACTAAAAAAACTACATACAGTGATGGTTCTTATTTGTTGCCATGTGTTTTGTATTGTGGGTAATCAGCAATTATAAAAGGAGAATAAAATGGCAGTAACATGGACAATAACACAAACAGAAAGAACCTTTAAAGGGTCAAAAGGAGATGACCAAATATCTACTCTTCATTGGCAATGCACAGACAGTGAGACAGTAGATGGTGTGGTTCACATTGGTAGATGCTATGGAACAATTAATTGTCCAGAACCATCAGGTACATTTATTGAGTATGCAAAAATAACTCACGAGAATTGTCTGACTTGGTGTAAGGCTATTATGGGTGAGGATAAAGTAAAGCAAATAGAGGACAGTATAGCTTCACAAATAGCATCAAGCAAAGCACCAGTAACAGCATCAGGAGTGCCTTGGTAATGGAAGAAGCAAAAACAAATATAATTTCTATAGATGGTACTGACTACAATCCAGATGATCTAAACGACCAACAGAAGTATTACATTTCTCAAGTACAACATCTTATGCAAAAGGCTAACAACATGAAGTTTAATCTTGACCAAGTACAGATTGCACAAAACCAATTTACTTCTTTGTTAGTAGAAAGTTTAAAACCAGAAGAAAAGGAAAAAGCAAATGCCAATGGGTAAAGGAACATATGGCTCACAAAAAGGTAGGCCACCAAAAAAAGGTAGCATGACCTCTAAGCAAAAGACATTGCCAGCTAGTCTTAAAAAAAAGATAATGGCTTCTAAGAAAAAGTAATGCTTGATCCAGCGTCGATAGCTACTGCTGTAAGTTTATCGACAGCTGCATTTAACAACTTAAAAAAAGCCTTTGTTGTTGGTAGAGATATTGAACAGATGGGTGGTGATTTATCCAGGTGGATGAAGGCCAGTTCAGATATTGACCAAGCAGTAAAGGCTACAAAAAACCCTCCGTTTTATAGAAAGATGTTAAGTGGTGATTCAATAGAGGCTGCTGCTATGCAGTCTTTGGTTGCAGAGAAAACACGTGACAAGCAAAGATATGAGTTACAACAATACGTTAAGTTTAAATTTGGAGTTAAAGCTTGGGATGATTTATTAAAGATGGAAGGGACTATTCGTAAACAAAGACAAGAAGCTATCTACAAAAGAGAAGAGCTAAAGCAAAAATTAATTGAAGGATTCTTTTTTGTTGTTTTAATAATAACAGTTATTGGTTTTGTTTTCTTTGTTATATGGTTAAAGAAACAGCAAGATGTCTGAGAGAGATATAATATTTGTATTGATTATTCTTTTATCCTATGGTTGGTGTGTATTGTTTGAACCTAAATGGTTGTTAATAAAATGAGCAAGACATTACAAAAAGATTCTAAGTATGCAAGGGCTGACACTAATGGAGATTCAGTTTTATCAGATGCAGAATTAGATGCTGAGTTAGCAAGAGAGCAAAAGCGTATTCGTATGGATAACGCTGATAAAAAAGCAGATCAGATTAGAGTATTAATTTGGTTTCAATCTATAGCTACTGTAGCTTTTGTAGCTATACTTACCTTTCCAGAATTTGTTCCTGAGTCTAGACTCGATCATCTTGTGTCAGTTAGTACGACATTCATCATAGCACAGTTAGGCATAATCGGGAGCTATATTGCCGGGAATACTATAGAAAAAGTAAAGGAGAATGGTAATGGTACTAGGGATCATTAAGTCTATTAGCTCTCTTGCCACTAACTATATGGATGGCAAGATACAAGTACAAAAGGTTAAGGCTGAGATACAAAAGAAACAATTAACTGGTGAGATTGATTGGGATTTAGAAGCTATTAGAGCTACACAATCTAGCTGGAAAGATGAGTGGATTACAGTCTTATTATCAATTCCTTTTCTTCTTTGTTTTATTAGTGACACGACAAGAGAGATGGCATTTGCGGGATTCCAAGCATTAGAACAAGCACCAGCTTGGTATACATATTCT